TACCTTACAAGCTGCTGGTGTTACTAGAGATAACTTTGATCCAGCTAATGTTATATTAGATAACGTAGAAAAAGATGGAGTAAGGAGAAGTGACTACAGGACAGACGAGGAATTTACCAAAGCAACTCTTACTGCTTTTGAAGATAAAGTTAAAAAAGCAATAATAGACGAAAATGTTTCATTGACAGACATTCCAGCTGGTGCGTTTGAGGGTGTAATATCTTTTGCTTGGAACACAGGAGATGGTCACGAATACAATGATATGGAACCTGCTTATGAAGAAATGGCAAAAAATAATCCTGATATGGGAATTATTCAAACTGGTATGTTACAAGTATTCACTCAAAATGGCATTGTTTTAAGAGGCTTAGGTGCAAGACGAGCTATAGATTATAATATGGTAGCAGAGTCTAAGTCCCAACCCACTATTTTAGCATACACTCCTAAACAATTGGCGAATGGAAACGCAGGGTTTGAATACGAATTATTAGACGGAAGTACTTTTGAAATAGATACAGGTAAAGATTATGCTACGAAAACTTCTTTCAGAGATTTCAGGCTTTGGCTCAACAGAAGGGTGGAGATATAAATAAATGTTTGGATTACCATTAGAACTAATCACAATGCTAGGCTCTACCGTTCTCGGTGGGGTCATGTCCATATGGGGACAAAGCATTAAAGCTAAACAAGCACAGAACGAGATGCTATTACAAAGAGCTGAGTTCAACAGGGGTGCTGTAGATGAGGCTCGTAATGCTGGTAAGAATGACAAACACTTTGCTTGGACACGTAGGCTCATAGCCCTGTCTGCTGTGTTTGCTATCATAGTATTACCTAAGTTAGTTGCTGTATTCTATCCTGAAGTAAATGTAATTGTAGGTTACACTGAGGTAGAGGGTGGTATACTTAACTGGCTACTTGGTGCTAACGAAACTGTAAGATGGCAAGCTGCATCTGGCTTTGTCATAACACCTTTAGATACTCACATTGTGTCAGCTATAGTTGGCCTATACTTCGGAGCAGGATTTACTAAATGATAAACAAAGACACAGAATGGCATCTCTCTAAGTCAGTACCCATTACATTAGTTGTAGCTATAGTGTGTCAAACCATAGCCCTTGTCTGGTATGTGTCATCTTTAGATAACAACGTAAAGAATAACACTAAGGAGATACTCAGGCAAGAGGTACGTATTGAAAGATTAGAGACTGTAGTACAAGGCCAGGCTCTAACTCTAGCTCGTATAGATGAGAACATTAAGTCCATACGTATAATGATGGAAGCTATGAATGCGAAGGACTAGCAAGGTATTGGTACTGTCAGCTTTATTAGTTGGCTGTTCCTCTACAGTCCTAGAGTATCCATCTGTCTGCCCTAACAATGAACCTAAATGTCAAAGAAACTTAAATGCTCAAACACTATCCATACTTGGTAACACTGAAGCAGCACTTAGACTTTTGTGTGAAGATCCTGATCTTAAAGATGTTATTGGTGACGACTGCCCTAGCTGATGATGTAACACTAGGTGACTTCAGTAACAACTACGAGGACTCAACTGTAAGTAGTAACAATGATACGGTTAATAACACAACCAATAACAATGCTACAGGTGCAGGTGAGGCAGCTCCAGTCATGTCAAGCATAGCACCTACAGTTATGGGTGGTGGAGGTAATGACAGTTGCTTGTTACCTACAACATCAGGCTTACAGGTTAGTCTGTTTGGTTACTCACAGGGTACAATGAAGCAAGATGAGTACTGCAACAGAAGAAAGAACAGTAGGTTACTAGGTACACCACAACAACTAGGTGGTTTAGGTTTGCAGATCTCAGGTATAAGTATTATCTGTGACGATCCTAATGTTTTTAAAGCAATGATACTAGCATCCACACCTTGCCCTATTATGGATGTTGTAACAGGTAAACTACTGATGGGTAAGAAAGCAGTAGATAAGTATAGAGAAAATCCTGACGTGTTTATAGTTGGGTATAAAACTAATAAAGAATTTTGGGATAAGCTGTTACGTATAGGAGAGGATTTAACAGATGAAACAATTAAAGAAACTGACAGTGGCAGGGACACTCGCAGTCTTAGTGAACGGTTCAGGACTACTCGCACAGGAGTTCAATCAAACAGGCGATCAGAAGATACAGTCGTTAATTAACACGATCAGTATTATTGACAATAGATTACAGTTGTCAATCAACTTAGGTATAGGTGCTGTAGGTTATGCTGAAGTTGGTGGTGTCATAGTAGACGGTGCATTAGATGGATCTAAAGTTACAGAAGCTATGATGGTAGCTTACGAGGATGCTAGAGATAGTGTACTAGCACATGACTATGCTACAGCTACCAATGCTAATCAGTTGTTTATCCAGGAGCATACAGCTGCAATGAATAGCTTAGTAGATGCTGTTGACGTACTAGGGGATGCTACATCTATTCTTATGACAGCTACATCTGTTGCAGCATTTGCTGAAGAAGCTGACACAAGACCTGAACAGGTAGCTCTACAAGAGATGATAGCTACAGATGAGTACAGCTTAGATATTTCTGAAGTTGAAGACTACAACAATGCTTTAGATGCTGTAGCTGGGTATGCTCAACAGGCTGGTGCATTCATGGCTGCTGCAAACAACACAGACTTGACAACAAGTATTGATAACTACGCAGCTAACAACAACATAATGATTGGTTCGTATACATCTATCACATACACACAAAGCATAGACGAATTTGTCATTGCATGGGATGACTCAGGTTATGGTACAGGTTGGAATGGTTACCTTACAGATGACATGAGAGATGCTGAAGCTGTCTATGGTGCTGGTGCTTACATCCTACAAAACGGATCAGCATCTGCTGGTATGTAGGTAAGCAGTATGATAGAAGAAGCAGAAGTAAAAGTAGGTGGGTTTACATTCAAGGGGTGGTACATAGCTGCTGCCCTGCCCATACTAGGGTCTCTTAGTGGTGGTATCTATTATGGGTATGACACACTACAGAGATTCTATGCTGTTGAGTCAGGGATTGAGACTGTAGTTAAGAAGTCAGGTTCCTTCGATAGTAAGGCAAGTGAATTAAGCTCAAGAATTCAAACAATAGAACAGGCGGTAGCAGACAATGATGTACGTGGTCTTAACACAAGGTTATCAACGATTAGTACGCAGATGCAAACAATCTTGGAACAACAGAAAGAGTTGCTTGACTTACGTAGTCAAGTTGAGAGATCGACTGGGATCACTGATAGTCTGGGTGATAAGCTTGACAAATACCAAACAGAAATAGATGACATATGGAAAGCATATGATTCATTAGTTGACAACCCATTATAGATAGAGAGATACTATGGCAGGTAACCTTAACAAAGCAAAGATGAAGTGTAACTCTCCTAAGTCTACATCTGGTCACAAGACTAAGTCTCATGTTGTCAAAGCATGTGCTAATGGTAAGGAGAGAATCATTAGGTTTGGACAGAAGGGTGTCAAGGGTAGCCCTGATGGATCAGCTAGAAACAAAGCATTCAAAGCACGACATGCTAAGAACATTAAGAAGGGACCAATGAGTGCAGCTTACTGGGCAAACAAGGTGAAGTGGTAATGGCTAAAGGATTATACGCAAACATACATGCTAAGAGAAAACGAATAGCTGGTGGTTCAGGTGAGAAGATGAGGAAGGTAGGCTCTAAGGGATCACCCTCAGCTAAAGCCTTCAGGCAATCAGCAAAGACAGCTAAGAAAAAGAAATAAAGAAAGCCCCAAGGAGAAATCTAAGGGGCTTTACTTTTATGTATCTATGTACCAGCTTAAACATTGGAATGCTTTTATATTCCAGTCTTTGATTGTGAGTAGTTCTTTTACACCAATCCTTAAACTGTATTCACAATCATCCATATTGTCATAGACTGTCTGGTCAGTTGAAGTTAAACAGGTTGTTGTCTCCAAGTAACACAGCAATATAATAGGGGTAAACATTATTCACCTTCCATTTCCTTTATTAATCTATCCAAGTACCACCTTGCCTTATGTAGATCCTGTACAGGTTTATTCTTGTACCTGAACCTATGTAGGTACTTCTTACAGTTACCTTCTAAGTATCCCATGAACATCATGTGATCCATGTTGTCTCTCATATACTCTATGCATTCTATCTTACCGTTACCGTAGTGTGGTGGTTGGTTGACAACGTCAGGTTCTGCTTCTTCCATCATAGGGTGTTCAAGTTGTGCATCTAAGTTCCACTTAGCCATCATACAGATTCCTTCTGTAGGTCAATGAGTTCAGCATCTTTGTAAGGTATATGGAAGAACTTCTCACCCTTGGCAATGTACCTACCCTTAGCTTCTTTCAAACCTTCTTCTGTAAGTAGAGTGTCCTTGATTCTCCATGCTTGCTGCATGTCAGCCCTGAAGATATAGAAGTTAAGTACACCCTTCTCTTTGTACATCTTGACAAGCCTACCCTTACGTTCAGGTAATCTTATCTCAGCCCATGATGGATTCCATTCACCCTTCCATCCTGTCTTAACCTCAGCCTCATTAAAGTATGTGTAGTCACCCTTCTGGGATACAACGTCAACATTGAAGTCTTCCTTTGTACTGACAATGGTATGGCCTACACTCTGTAAGTACTCAGCTAACCTATCCTTAGCCTTACCATCATATGCTTCGTACAATGCTCTACTAAATGGTCTCTTAATCATTGCCATTATATCTTTCCTTCTGTAACTGTAGGGTCTAGGAACACTCTAAGATCTGAGTAACCACCAATGAGTGAACCATCCGATGAGAATATTTGTGGTACAGTTTTAATATTTGCTTTCTTTAATAATGTCAAGATCCATTTAGAACTTTGTGTTTGTACATTATACTCTGTGTAACCTTGGTTAACTTTATCAAGTAGAGCCTTGGCTGAACCACAGAAGGGACATTCATCTTTTGTTATTATAGTATACATGATAACCTTTCTTTATGTTAACCCCTGGATTGCTCCAAGGGCTAGTATGACTGCGATATATATTCCTATTGAAGTTAACATTATACTAAGTCCACTATCTCACAACTGTCACCACTACAGGCTAAGGTTTGACTACCTGATGTGTTGTCTTCATTCTCATACTCAGATACCCTAGACCAATCAATCTTCTTAGGCATCAAAGCTAACAGTGATTTATAACTGTGTTTAGCTATCTCATCTGATTCTACCCAGATAACACGTCCATCTGTGTCTGTAACCTCTATCTCTTTATATACAGGTTTAACTTTGTCACATTCTTGATAGGGTGCTTGTTGGTATGTATGCTCATCGTAAGGTAAGAATGACACACCACTCATCTCATCAAAGTGTTTGTAAACGAATGCACCTACCTCAAACCATTCAGCACCTTTTACATTAATAGTAACAGATGGTTTGTGTTCACACCAATGACGTTGATAAGCTAACCACATCTCTAGCTGTTCGATAGCTGCCATGTCGGCTGTAACTACAGCATTTGTAGGAGCCTTCATAGGAAAACTAAACACTGTAGTTTGCTCAGGTTTAAATGCTTCAGGTTCATTAGGTATACCCTGGTCAATCATAAACTGTGTCAATGGATCTTTGTTGTCACCTCGTACAGTCCTGATGTAGTACTTAGAATGTCTAGCATGTATCCCACTAGAACTATCTACAAGCTGTGACACAGTACCACTAGGTTTATTACAAGTTATAGCAGTTGAGACTGGTATACCTAGACGGTCAGCCCACTTAGCATTTGTATCTACAGCAACTTTCTTTAGGTGAGCAAGTGTCTTGTCTAAACCTTTGTTCTTTAATGTCATCAACGGATTGTCCATGACTCCTGTTAGTGATACACCCAACAGTCTTTCTTGTTCTGTATTATCTTTCCATACTTTACGAAGGTAAGGGAACTTAGTGTATGTAGATTGGATAGTACCTAAGATTGTAGCCAGACGTACCTTCTCGGACAGTGTGTCAATGTTATCTGTTGCTCGTACTACAACTTCTGTTAAGTTACAGAACTGAGACGGCCTTAAAATTATCTCACTGCAAGGGTTAGTACCAAACTCATAGTTAGTGTCACGTCTACCATTCTTAGCTGCTTGTACCTTAGATGCCTGACGATTAAAGATACCTCGTTCACCAGAACCTGATTCAACAAGAGACATCCACTCTCTCATAAAGGATAAGCTATCAGGTTTCTCAGTATATGAAACAGAGTTGTTAGCTAATGCTCTTTGTGGATTGTTTTTCCACCATGAACCTGACTTAGCATGTCTCATACGATCATCCGATAAGTTAGAAAGAGAGATCATAGCTGACCTACGTACACCACCTACAACAACTACTTCCCCTATCTTACACATTATGTCATGACACTCGATAGATGACAGCTTACGATTCTGTGCACCAATGAATGTCTCAATGGTAAAGTTAAACAGATCCACTAACGGAGCAGGACCTGATGCTCTACCACCAAACGTCTTGAGAGGTGCACCTGCTGGACGGACCAAACCTATATCCCATTGTGGTATCTCACCACTGTAGAGTAAAGCAATCACCTGTCGGAAAGCCTTAGCCCAACCTTCTTTGCTGTCTTTGACAACGATTGTAGTCTCACTCTCAAACAACTTAGGTACTTCAGGTAGCTTCTGTACTGACTGACGTTCAACAGAGAACCCTACACCAGTACCACACAACAGGATAAACATAGCTTCATCGAATGCTTTGATGTCATCAACAGCTACGTAGCTACAGTTGTACATACATGTGTTGTCCCTGTCTGCTGCCTTACCTGCTGTCATTAAAGATCTCATGCTAGGCATAACGTCTAAGCTAAGGATAGCTGTCTCTAATTCTTTCTTGGTGACGGTGTCTACAAGCTCACCTATAATATTCTTTGTGTATCTTTCAACAGTCTCATCCCAGGACTCACGTCCCTTACCCTCTATGTACTTAGCATAACGTGACTTGTGTATGAAAGATTGGTAGTCTGTTGGTAAATAATTATTGCTCATCTCTTATCTCCTGATCCTTTGATGACACCACGTTCATACCTATCTGACAACTTATTTATATTCCTATTTGCTAACTTAGATAGGCTGGTATTATGTTGCCTAGCAAACTCACTGATGAACCAAAGGCAATCTCCTAGCTCATCTAGTACGTCACCATGTGGGTATGCCACACCATCTTTACGATACCACTTAGCTAACTTACCTGTCAGCTCACCAACCTCAGAAGCTAAACCTAAACTTAAATATTCTAATGCTCTATTCGCAGGGTAAATAGCTGTTGTTGCAGCTGCCTCTTGGTATTCATCTAACGTTTTTACTTTACTCATTCCTCTATCCTTTTCCACTCTTCCATTTCTACATCAAGATTAAAGTAATCATCAATGTCTATTCTCTTTTCTTCTACTAACCAAGCTACTACAAATTCCTCTGGTATTTCGTTCTGTTCAAGTAAAAGTTCTAGCCCATAGTTAAGGACAAGAGCACGAATCTTACTATCAAAATCAAACATTGTCAATCACCTTTTTCTTTTCTTTTGTCCATTCGACAGGAATAATTTCTTTAGCATACTTGAATCCGTTCTTATCACACCAGTCACCATACGTAGTCTTAGAACCCTTGTATAATTTCTGGTTAGGGTTGCTGAATACAAAACGAATATCATGTTCGGGGTGTTGTGCCTTGACCATCAGGTGCTTGGTTCTATCTGAGTGAATGAACCTTCCTTTGGTCTCAATTATTATACCATTGTCAAGCACAAAGTCAGGGGTATATGTTTTAAATCTTAGGTCTTGCCATTTGATACGCATCTTCTCGTATTCAAACTTGATCTTTAGTTTCTTGAGGTAGGCTGCTGTCCTCTTCTCTAAGCCTGATCTGAAACGCATTTAGGTGGCTCCCATATCTGGTTCTCATAACGTCTAAGCCAGAGTAGCCTAGCATTCTCTATGACCCTTGCCTCATCACCACTGTAGGAACGTAGGCATTCCTCATACATACCAGCCTCTGTTGTACAGTCAGCCAGGATCTTCTCAGCTTTCTTAGGACCTATACCGTACAAGCCAATGATGTTATCAGCCTTGTCACCTGTAAGGATCTGGGTGTAGAAGAAACGTAAGCCTTCAAACTCACCCATCTCTGTCATGGTACGTCTGTTAGGGTTGTAGTGTGAGCATGGTATCTGCAACATGTCCTTGTCTATGGATATGACAATAGATTCTTTGCCGTAGTTGGTAGCCCATATACCACACAGGTCGTCAGCTTCCTCACCTACTGACACAACAGCATTCCAGTTGTCTATCATGTGCTGACGTATAGCTTGCAGGTGCTGTGGTTTCTCTGCGTTCTTTCTGTTACCCTTGTACTCATGGGTAGTAGAGTATTCATACCTGAAGTTACCCTTACCTGTAAGGAATACGTAGTACTGCTCAGGGTCTAGCTCCCACATCACCTCATTAAGTGACTGCTCAAGTATCTCATCTAGCTTATCTAGTGCATCCTCAACAGGATCGTTCTCACATGAGAAGGCTGCTCGGTATGCGAATGGATCACCATCTACTAGTACTTGCTTAGGTTTTGTCATCATAGATTTAATCCTTTATATTAAAAGGAGCACCCCAATTAAGGGATGCCCAAGTCGGGGAGGGAAAGCTTACCAACGGTCTTCTGTAGCTAACTCTTCGTAAGGTACATGCTCAAGGATACCAATCTTCTCAAGGCGTACAGATGCTGTTGATCCTTCACCGTAAATAGATAGCTTAACCTTAGCTGTTGTACCATTACCTAATGCACCATCCTCTACAAAGTCCCACTTAGAACTTGTAGTACCCTTGGTTACAGCAGGTGCACCACCGAAGTCATCAATGCCAGATGGGTGTACGTTAGGGCGTTTAAGTTTCATACCCATCTTACCATCTGCTGCATCAATAGGTTTAATCATTTGGTGTCCCAGTACTGTTTCAGGGAAACCCATAGCAATCATACGATTAACTTCGTCACTGTCTTTAGGTACAAACATTGTGTTGTACTGACCTTGTGTAGTTTCATGGTACTCTGAGTTGTCCATGTTGTCCTGGAACAAACGAGCATAGTATAGTGTCCCTTCGAATACACCGTACTTTGTTTTCTTTTTCTCAGCCATAATCTTTTCCTTTACTTAGCTTCTGATTTATTATTCTATTTGCTTAACTGATCTACAATAGTTTGTCAAGTAAATTAGTGAGTGTCTCTCCAGTTACGTCCGATGTCTGTCGAACCTGCTAACGGACAAACCATATTGAATTTCTCTCCCGTGTCAACAAAAGATTGACGTTGCATAGCACCTAACTCTTCAGCTGTTGCATAATTACCACACACCTCAGTCTGCCATTCATCGTGAGGCCATGTGACAAGCTTAAAGTCTATACCTTTAGCCTTAGCTTGGCGTACCCATTGCAGAGCTGAGTGTTTCATAATGACAGACTCACCATTCTGCAGCATACCTGCTAGTGTCTTATGTTCTGATGGTACTATGACCTTACGTCCATCCATACCCTTGAACCAACCTCGTTTAGCTATGTGTGGTATCACTTTCTTCTTGAGGTTTGCAAGTCCTTGTATTGATTGCATAAAGTTCTCAACACATTGGCTTGCCTCACGTTGATTGACACGTAGTATCTGTGCTATCTTACCTGTACCTGCCCCTAGTAGGAATGCATAGATGAAAGTCTTGGCATCATCTCTTGTTACATGTGACATGCCCAGTGCTTTCTTGTTCAGGTTGTGTATGTCAGTCTCATTCTCTTTCTTACCTGACACAATAGCATCAACGTACTCCTCTGACTTCATTAGATGGGCAAGCACTCGCAGCTGTATGCCTTCAGCATCTGTACCTACTAGGTAGTTACCTTTCTCGACACCCCACAAGGCTCTAAACTGTCCGTCATACCTATGCTTCACCTCTTCGACTGCTGACTTAGGTGTACCATGAAACTCTGATGGTATGTTAGCTTGGTTAGGGGCCATGTGTGCCATACGTCCTGTCCATGCACCAAGGTGTAAGAACCTACCATGTATACGGTGGTCATCACCACAGTGACCTAACCATTCTACCAGTGATGATCGTCTACCCTCTAGTGTTAGCCATTCAGCTAGACGTTTACCACCAGGAGGTGCATCATCAGGTAGTGTCTCAAGGTTAGCTTCAGATAACGTCCACCCATACCTAGCAAACTTATCTCCACGATCTTTGTTTTTGTTCTCTATCATACTGTATGTGTCCTTTTGTTTTCTCGTATGGCTGCCAACCTGCATCCCATAGTCTTTCTATTCTCATCTTAGGTGATGCTGGATTAAACTCTATCCAATCGTAGCACACTAAGTCAGGTGGATTGATTGACCAGTCAACTGTTGTCTTAAAGTATTTCTCTCTAGCCTTTGTCACACTTGCCATAGTAGTACCATCCTGTTTCTTTCGGTACTTAATCCTGTTAACTTCTTCTAGCTGTGGTGGGAAGTCACGTTGAAAGCTATCTGTTAGCTCTGCCATACGCAACTCAACTTCATCTAGTAGGTGGTCAGCCTTATCTTTCTCGAAGTAGAACCCTGCTGCTGTCATCTCTTCACATAAAATCTGTATGTCATGCTCACATTTGATAGCATCCTGTAGATCAGGGTCAAAGATTGTAGACTTAAACTTATTGTATAGTCTAACTGTAACCTCAACATCCTGATGACAATAATCAATCATCTCTTGGGTGAGTACCTCGAACTGATCGAAGCCAATCTTAAACTCACCTAACCTTTGACCCCATGCCTTGAGACTGTGACCCCCTTTGATGCTGTAGTCTATCAGGCGTGACATGATGAGAGTATCAATGATGTCCGATGGATTAATCAGGTCGTGCTGTACCAAACGATTGATAACTTTAACATCAAACCCTATCCCATTGTGAAAGACAAACTTATCTGTATCATTACATAACTTAATGAATGCCTCGGCCTCTTCAGGTATGGTACATACGTTAAGGAACTGGTACTTCTCCTTGGTGTCAACATCCTGAGCACAGATCACATGGATCTTGGTAGCATCTAATGCATCTGTCTCTATGTCCATTGCTAGTATGCTCATTCGTCACCTCTATCTATAAATGTTAACCATAAGCCCAAGGCTAACTCGTAAGGCCACACAATAGCCTTAAACCTCATTGAGTTAGCATCCCTTGGTGCTTCAAGTATTATATATATGGTGTTCATTAAGAAGTAGTGGTTGACAACACCCAAGAAATATATTCCTGCTGCTGTGTACACTAACGGATCATATTCTAGTAGCTGTTCCATCAGTACTCCCCATATTTTTCTGATAGGGTGAAGCTATCAGTGTTAAATTTAAGTTGACCTGCGTATCCTGTTGGTCCTACAGGTCTGTTCTTTGTGACTAACAACTTAGTTGTATTCCTTTCATCAACATCCTCTGACATCTTATCTCTTTGTAATTCTACAACAACAGATGCTCTTTGTTCTATCATACGGCAGTACTTAACAGCACCATCATCATTTGTATGTCCGATTGTTACAATGCCTACGCCTAGTTCA